GGCCCAGGCAGTTTTTACTCTGTCGCTGTTCGCGCCATCGTTTTCCGTGGTTCCGAGCGGTGCCACAACCCTGGCGCCCATGAGCTTTTTCAGCTTTTCGGCGTCTTCTCTCATGGCCTTTTCGTCATCCCCGGAAATCCTCTCAGCCAGTTCATACGGAAGTCCGATCTCATGGGCAATTCTCATTTTTGCCGAGCTGGTCTCGTAGCCCTTAATCTTCGTCTGCAGTTCCGTGATTTTACCGGCCTGTTCTGTGTACCCTTCGAGCTTCTTGTTCAGGTCAGCGATCTGACTTTCGAAACCGGTGATTTTCTGGTCCCGCTCATCGATCTGTGCCTGAAACTGTTTCGATACGGTCTCCCTTTCCCGCTGGAGTCTGGCACCCAGTACCTTGTCCAGCTCTTCCTGGCTGTTAATTGGCGTAAATTCCATATGAATGCTCCTCCCACTTAACCCGGTGGTATCGGTCTGTATTTATCAAAAGCCAATTCCTGCATAATGCAGGTTTCGACTTTTAATAGCTAACTCGCTGCCGTTTCGTCACAGTTTTGGTTTTCGCTCCACAGATCCACTGTGCAAGGATCATGGAGTCCATCAGGCTGATGTCGTAGCTGTCATTTATGCTCTTGTATCCGAAGCCGCCATTGGTGCCGATCAGGCGCTTATCGCAGTTTGTCACACTCTGAACCAGACTCTGCTGGCCCATATGGACCAGCTCTTTTCGGCTCAGGCGCTCCTCGAATACCGCATTGGCAGCAATAATCTGCTTCACCGTCGGTAACAATGGACGCTTCAGATGGGCATCTTTCATGGCATCCGCCAGAAGATTCTGTCCGGACTGCCCGTCCACAACTACAGCCTTGACGTCTATTCCACGTAAAAAGGCCACAATCCAGTCTGTTCCTGCCCGGAACGGTCTGCAATCGATGGCCTCAACAAATATTCGGTTATCCTCTGTACGGATCGCAATCGATACGGATACAGTGTCCGTTTTCGAGTATTTGATTCCGACAAAGATATGACTCCGCAGTGCTGGCAGCTTTTCGGCCTTCAATTCAGCCCACTCAGCTGCAGAGATGACGGATTTGAGATTGTACCGGATCCAGTATCCGAGGCGTTGGATATTAAAATCCAGTGTGTCCGATCCAATCTCGGACATGATATTTCGTTCTTTGAGTATGGTTCCGAGACTCGGATTCGTCTCGTACCAGGCATCCCGGTCCATGGGATCATGCATTTCGTCCACGGACCATTCCGCCCAACCGGTCTCCGGCATGGCGCCCGCGATCACCTGGTCCCTCATGTGCATGAAAACGGTACCAGATGACTCTGCTGTGGGCGGCGTTCCGCAGAAAATGGTCTGCGGATTCTGCGAAGCGGTCACGATATAGACCAGCGCCGTGGCCTGGTCATCAGTGTATTCCTGTGCCTCATCGATGACCAGCAAGTCGAAGCCTTCACCCAGGCCGCCCTTGCTGGTCCTGGTTCGAAAATCAATCTCACCGCCGGTTGACTTGATTCGGATCCGCTCCTGGCCAAGCGCGCCTGAATCTTTATGCTCGATATGGGCATCATCCAGGTATCGCTTCAGCCGCTCCCAGGCTGCGCGGCTTGTGCTGGTGCGGTGTGCGCTGTGCATGATGTGCTCACCATTCATCAGGCCCCACATCTCGCGCATGGACACCACTTCATTTTTCCCGTTTCGGCGCGGCACCGCGTACCCAAACTTAATATGAGTCCACAGGCCTTCGTCGTTTATGGCCATGATGTCGTACAGCAGGAGCTGCTGCCATTCCTGAGCAGTGCGTCCTGTCCGCTGATACAAATCTATGGCCTCGTTACCTTTTGATCTCTGATATGGCAGCACCACAGAGCTTGTGGGAGTCTGTCGGCCCAGTCTTACTTCTTCGACTGCCATCTGACTCCCTCCAAATATTTTATTGTCTCACAACCCAGTGCAAGGGAACCACCTCTTTCACGTTATCTGGTCCAGCGCTTTGAATAAACATTCTGCCGACGCCTGGACCCGTCAGAAGGATCATACTCCACTGTACAGTGGCAGTTCCGGTGCCTCCGGAAAACGTCATTCCCGGAGTCACGCACATCCGCATAGTTGTATGTTCCGGCCACGGCTGCGCACCATGGGCAGCATTTCCCGAGCGCCGTCCTGCGGATCACAGGGTTCAAACCGGATTTCCAGTGAAAATCTGCGTTTTCCCGTGCTGTATCATCCACGAGTCCCTGCATGAAATTTACGACCTGGTCCAGGAACTCAGCCTGGACCTGCTCAAACGGATCTGAACCGGTGACACCACGAATAATCCCATTCACCTGGTCCAGATTCGCATCCGGAATCACCGGTTTCAGCCCGATGCCGGCTTTCTGGTTCAGTGCTTCCTGGATGGTGTACATATGCCCCTGCATATATCCGCAGTTTTTCAGCAAAGGTCTGGTGATGAGACGGTTGGCTGTTTCAATGTACAGCTTTCCGTCTTCCAGCGCCTCCGGAAGGTACTGCCGGAACATGTCAGCCAGGATTTTCCCTGTTTCCGTGGCCAGCTGCTGCGCGTCATCATACGTGGCAAGTCCGTCCGCAATCTTCTTTTGAAGCGCCGCGACTTTCCGACTTTCGTGCACCTGTGCGTTCCAGCCGTCCTCAATCAGTTTCAGAATCTCATCGGTGTTCATACGTCACCTCAGATCCCAGTCAGATCCTGCAGCTTCTCCTTATCGAAGTAATCAGGGAAGCTCTGCTGGATCTTCATGGCCGCGTCACCGATCCCGGACAGCTGTGCCGCATCCGGCTCGAAGATCGGTTCCCACTTAGGCTGTGTCTTATAGATCTCGCGTCTCAGATACGGCATTCTGTCGCGGACACATGCAGCCAGGTATCCGACATTCAGGAAGCCGGTACCGAAGGTTCTCTGTGCTTTCCGCGCTGCAAGCCTGAGATTTTCATGGGTAGCCTTGATCGCGTCCGCGCTCGAAGGATTTTCCGTAGCAAAGCCCAGGTCATCCAGCGTCAGGCCCGTTTCACCCGCAAACAGGGAAGCCAGCATCCGGAGCTGGTCCATGAAGGGCTGCATGCTCTGCTGGCTGAACTGGCCGAGCTTCGGACTTTCGCCGTCCTCATCCTTGCTGAACTGCAGGAGTGCTGAAATGGTTGCCTTCCACTTTTCCATCGGCTCAGCTTCCGGATCCAGGCCTGTGATCCATTTCTGCGGAAAACTGTAGAATTCTGCGGAAATCTCGGAACGCTTCAAGGTTCTGAGCGCCGCCTGCTGGATCTCCATGCAGGCCCGGCTGATCCTGGAATGCCCAAAAGGCCTGCGGGCATCCGGTCTGTGAATGATGGGCACCAGCAGAGGATAGGGCGCCTCATTCGAGATGGTATACGTCTCAGGCTTTCCGTAGGTTGAGTCGATATACATCGTGCTCCCAGGAGTGAAGTACGCTTCCAGAATCGGAGCGCCGTTCTGATCGCGCTCCAGGACAGCATAGCCTTCTGTCAGGAGCATGGTAATCGGATCCAGGATGCCGGTCGCGTTTCCGCCGTCGATCACCTGCAGCCTGGGGTATCCTTCATCGTCTTCCGAGATGTACACAAAGCAACAGCTCGAGATACATGCGCTCAGGATGGCTGAATCAAACAGCACATCCTTGCTGTTCATGTCGAAGATGGCGTTCATTGAGAAATTGTCGTTCGCCATCTCCCGGAAAACCAGGCGGTCCGCCAGGCTGTCCACTGCTTTGCTGCTCCAGCCGAGAACCGATTTCAGCCAGTTCCATTCCTTGGGAATTGTGATGTTGAATTCCCGCACGGAATTTTTCATTTCGTAGTATCTGTACCTGGTGTCCACGCGGACCTGCTTGGAAGCCAGCTTTCTCCGGAGATAATCAATTCCGTAGGCCATACAGACCACCTTCCTTCCCGGTCAGGGGAGGGCCTGACCAAATTCGTGAAAAAAAGTTCCCAGACGGCGGGGTGAAGGTCAGAGCCGCCCAGGGGGCGGGGGACACACCCCCATACAAAAATAAAAATTGGAAATTTCAATTTTCGCTTTATCGGCCCTTGTACTGAGACCAGTCCATGGACAGCGGAAGAATCCGGTTGGAAACCACCTTGTCCTTCGGGTCTCCTGCATGCAATTGATTCCCAGGCTTTCCTGGACTTCCAAGCAGCTTGTTGTACTTTTGCCTGTTGCAGGTCCAGTGCGCAAGCTGCAGGTTGGCCATGTCCGATGGATGTCCACCTTTATCAATGGGGATGATGTGGTCAATCGTCGGTGCCATCGGATGAGGCCACTTGAGCGTCTTGTCCACAGGCTGACCGCATATGCCGCAGATGGTCTGTGATGCTAAGATCTTCGCCTTGTTCCGGTCAAACGCTTTCCGGTGCTTCCCGTCATGATCTGGCCGATTCCGTCCCTGGGTACTTTCCAAAATTACTCAGCCCCCTCCAGCCTTGTAACACGCAATCGCGTCTCCCGATCCGGCACGAGGGTACCAGATCATCTGCCTTGACGCGACAGGCCCCCAGACAAACACAAAGGAGCGACAGTGCCGTATGCTGCCGCTCCTCCGCCGTGATCTGTCCTGATCGGTTTGCCTAAGGAGGCAATACTAATATATCACTGATCCATTGCCCCAAGAGTACCAATTTTCATTTCGTATAGCCGCCAGAAGAATTCCCGTCTGGCTTTGAAGAAATCGGATCGATTGCTTGACGGAAGCTGAGTCTGATCCAGCTGATGCCAGGGGACCTGCCTGCAGCACGACTCAATCAGTACTGCCATCCACTTTCCGCTGTCCGTCTCCCTGGCTGCCTTGTCAATCAGATCCACGTCATCCAGGAACCGCTGACGCTTCAGCACCGTGCTTTCCACTGGCCTGCCCACTGTGTTGCCCTTTGGCATCCCAGACATGTCAGGCGATGAAATGGTCAGCAGGTACCTCGCTTCCCGCTTCTTCCAGTCGTACTGCCGGCAGAAGTGGATCAGCTCCCGTACCGCTTCCCTGGGAATCCCATACTGATCCATAGCCGGC